TCACTCCGAAAAAGATGTATATCGAATGCCGTTTCAAAGCTCGTTGCAATGAGCAAATGGCATTCATCCGGAACATTTCTGAAAACCGGATGCGGAACCCTACCAGCCCGATTGATGATGCTTACAATATTCAACGGCTCTTCGATTACACAATGGAAGAAGCTGATATTGCGAAAATCTACTTTCCGCTAGCAGCCACAGAAGAAGAGCTGAAGAAAGCGCTGAAATGGGTTCGCGAAACGGTGAACCTGATCAAGCTCACTCCGGAAGCTCAGCGCGCTATGCAAGACGGTCGCTTGGGTGAAACCGCGGCGCAAGCAATCGCGAAACTCTCCAGCGCTCAGCAAAAGGAAGCGTTGAGGGGCAAGGAAGGCAAGATCACCGCGGCCGATATCAAAGCGAACGCACCCAAGAGCAACCGCGGCCGTAAGCCCGCGGAGAAGCCGATTGATCCTGAATTACGCCGGCGAATCACGGCTGTTGTTGAATCGGCCGATTGGGAAGAATACGATGAGAAGGTTTCAACTTTCATCGAAGTTGACGCGGATCTCCTAGCGAAGCTGAAGAACTACATCGAAGAAAAATGATCCCGGCTCCCCCTCAAGGAAAAACCGTCGCATTTTTCGATACTGAGAGCTATCCGAACGTATGGATGCTGAAGATTCGTCCGCAAAACGGATCAGTCTTCAGCTTCCTGATTCGTTCTGGAGAATCCCTCTCCGCGGAGCAAATCCAGCGGATCGAATATCTGTTTTCCATCTTCCAAGTAATCAGCTTCAACGGGATTTACTATGACGTTCCCGTGATCTCCGCGGCGCTCGCCGGCTTCACTTGCGATCAACTTAAATGGATCACTGATCAAATCATTGTGGCTGAAGTCAAACCTTGGGAATTAGGCATTCAGAATAACTGGAAGCCCTTCGATCACATCGATATCATGGAAGTTCTTCCGGGCTCCGGGAGCCTAAAGCAGTATGGCGCGCGCTTGCATGCGAAGCGGCTTCAGGATCTCCCCTACGATCCAAACCAATGGTTGAGCGAAGATCAGATTGTGAAGCTGGGGGAGTATTGCGAAAACGATCTTGACACGCTGGAACACAACTACAAAGAAGCGATTCCCCTTATCCAAATGCGCGAGCATTTAAGCGAACGATATGGGATGGATCTTCGGAGCAAATCAGACGCTCAGCTCGCGGAAGCCGTTATTAAAAAGCGCTGTGAAGATGCGCTTAAAACTCGAATCTATAAGCCGGAGATCGATTGGAACCTTCAGTTCCGGTATGAACCGCCGCATTGGTTGAGCTTTCAGGATGAGGGGCTTCGTAACGCTTTCGAGATCATCAAGCAATCAATTTTCTTTCTGAATGGAGCCGGCCGCGTCGATATGCCGGCGCAACTGGAAAGTCTTGAAATTCCGCTTGGGAAAACCGTTTATAAGCTGGGGATCGGCGGATTGCATTCGAAAGATGAACGCGCCGTTTTTCTCTCCGATGAACTCCACACCATCCGGGACAATGACGTAGCGAGCTACTATCCCAGCTTAATTCTCATGTCTGGTAAGTATCCGCCGGCGCTGGGACCAGTGTTTCGCGAAGTTCTCCAGCTCATGAAGGATGAGCGGTTGAGCGCGAAGACTCTGGAGAAAGCTTTAAAGAAAGCCGGCGATACAGAGAGCTTAGAATTCACCATTGCTCACGTTGAGAATGAAGGCGGAAAAGTCATGATCAACGGAACCTTTGGAAAAACTGGTTCTCTGTTCTCAATCCTGTTCGCGCCGGAGATGATGATTCAAACGACCATCACGGGGCAACTCGCGCTCCTCATGTTGATTGAGTGGCACGAAATACAACATATCCGCGTTGTGAGCGCCAACACAGACGGCTTTGTGATCCATTGCCGGCGGGATCAGGTTTCCACTTCTGAAAGCATCATCAAATATTGGCAGAAAACAACCGGGCTCGAAATGGAGAGCACAGAATACAAAGCTCTTTACATGAGAGACGTGAACAATTATTTCGCAATCAAAGAGGGGGAAGTAAAACGAAAAGGCGAATATGCAACTGCAGGGTTGATCGAAAAGAAAAATCCCGATGTCGAAATCTGCTCCGATGCCGTGGCTGAGTTCTTGGAAAAGCGAACGCCAATCCTCTATTCACTCGCCGCATGTCGCGACATTCGGAAGTTCGTTCGGGTTCAGAAAGTAACCGGGGGAGCTGTCAAGCTTTGGGGAGTGGGACCGCGAAAAGAAATGAAAGTTCGCGGTATGCCGGCGGTTTTGTTAGCTAACGGCTGGGAGAAAGATGGCCGGCGCTGGAAGCGCAATGGAGTTGAAGCGCTCGCGCGAGATGCTTACAAGACGTGCTTCCAGCCACAGAAACCAGAGTATTTAGGGAAGGTTGTCCGCTGGTATTACGGGACCAATTCCCCCGGATCGATCATCTACAACTCAAATGCAAACACTGTCAGTCTTTCCTATGGTGCTCAACCATGCATGACGTTGCCGGAGGAGTTTCCAAACGATATCGATTACACATGGTACGTGGAAAACTGTGAGAGCATTTTAACTGACGTGGGCTTTTACGAAGCTCATTGTGAACGCTGTTATTCCGTGAAGCGCGATGGGATCTGTCAAAACTACGGATGCGAAGGAAGCTATGGTTCTCAGCTACGAAGAAATGTTTCGTAAGCAATATCCAGATTGCCGGGTTGAAGAAGAATTTGTTTCGCCGAATCTTACCCGGCATCACGTTATCGTTGGCGGATTCCACTGTAGCGAATCCGGCGTTCGGGAGATGGCTTTCAAATATGCTTTCGATGATATTCGCGATGGGAAATTGAAGATCCCTCCAATGATCGAACAGCTCCACATGTGGCCTAAGTTATGAGAATGCATGGAACGGATTCTTGTTATCGCGGGGGATGCAAGTGCTTCCCGTGCCGGCTCGCTCATGCGGCCGCGGAGAATGATCGTTATCACAGACGGAAGAACGGTCCCATCAAACGCAAACAACACACCATTACCGCTGTGAGGGATGAATATGAAGCAAGCTTTTTGTTCAGCTCACCAGACGGGGGACCAGATGTTTTGTACCCCTTGCGGGCTCGTTTGGGATATCAACGATCCGGAACCGCCGAAATGCCAAAGGAAGGAAGCGCCGCGGCCGGCTCTAGCTCCGGAAACCAGACCAGCTCGCGCCGCAAAGAAGTACAAAGCGTACCGGCGCAAGATGCCGTCTCATATCCACGCTCAAGACTAGGTTAAGGGGTATGCCGCGCGATTGCCGCGGTGATATCGATCAATTGTCCACCTTTGGCGAGCGGAGCCTTCCACCACGGAACAGGCTTCAGCCAATCGGCCGTTTCTTTATCGGCAACCTTGCGAGCATCGATCATAATCCCGTCAGCACTCGCTGTAACCCCTTGAACATGCCCTAACGCCGCGGAGAGATCTGGAGATTGAACCAGCGCGTCAAAGTGTTGAACCGCGAGCGTAGAAGCCTCTACAAGCGGCCGGCTCGCCGCGATGGTGCCGTTGAGCGTCTCAAGATCCGTGCGAGCCTGCCTAGTGGCATCTGTGGCTGCGTCTATGGCTGTATTCGCATGGGTCGAAGTGTCGGAGATGGCTCGCGCGGCTCCCTCAATCAACGGCTGAGTCTGATTTACCTGAGTTTTCATCGCGTCCACCGCTCCGCCGGCACTTACAGCCACAGAACGAACGGAGGGGATAAGCCCGCATGTTTCCGGTTTGCCGGGCTTGCATGGTTTGAGCATCGCTATGGTTATGTCGCGAGCTTCGTTGAAGATAGTAGGAACCCCAGCGCCGCTTGGACTAAGCGCCGCTTGCGCGCCGGCTGTAGCGGCTTGGATCGCCGGCCGATTCTCCCGGATGGCTGAGCCCATCTCAAATCCAGCCCAACCCAAAGTGAGAAGGGCTCCCATTGCTGAGAGCCCTACAGCGTTTGAAATCCAGCGGTTCATGCTGCCGGAGCTGTCTGAGCGCCGGCAATTGCGCCGGTAACGGCCGCAACGAGAGCGTTCAAGCTGGAAAGAGCTTTGCTGATGGCATTCTTCGCGCCGTCGCTCTTGATGCCCGCAACGGTTTCCAAGCTCGCCATATCACTCTGAACCGTGGTCAATACGCCGGCCGCGGTTGGAGTTGCGCCGAAATCGTAAACCAATCCCGCGGCGGTATCCAAGCCCGCATGGATCTTATCGATGATCGGACCAGCGAGCGCCGCAACCGCGGGACTCTCAAACCCAATCGCAATCTGAACGGCGGATTTCACGTAAGGGTAAACCCTATCGGAAACCTGAACCAGTGTGGGCTCAACGTTGCGGAAAGCCTGATATTCCTTCGCAACCCAAGCCGTAAAGTTGTGTTCGTCCTGTTTCAAAATATCGAGTAATTTCATTGTTATTTGCCTTCCTTCGCCGGATTGGAACCGGCCATAATAGGGTTTACCGGAATATTACTCCCGTTCGGGCCATGCTGTGAAGCGATTTCCTGATTCGAGCCGCGAACCCATCCCCACCAGTCATCCAAGCTTCGCGGGAACTTCAGCGGCGCATGCTTCCAGATTGCCGCGTAAATCATCCAAAGCGTTCCTCCGGTTAATCCCGAAGCCGCTAGTTCCGCGAGCAACTTCACGTTCGCTTGCATTGTTGCCGTCTCTTACTTTGAATTTTTGTAAAGTTCTACTCCAATCATGATCAGTCCACCAATTGACGAAAGAAGCGTTCCAATGATCATGATCGTAAATCGCTCTTGCCCTTTTTTAATTTCCGTAATGTTCTTGTGAACTGTATCCATTTGTTCCTCTTGCAAGGCAATGCGAACAGTTAAAGCCGGCTTACCGTTGCCGAAATAAAGATCCTTTGCCATCTTCTGAACAAGCTGTTCGTGTGGCAAAAAGGATATTTCTTCATTGTTACTTTCTGAGGCCATTAGCTCCCCAAGAATTCAAATTGGCCGAACACATAAACTTGATTACTTCCAGATTGACCAGCTAAAACGGAGGAAGACGAAGCAACCAAATCAACCTGAGCTGAATCCGCTAAACCCATCGAAATGATAGCATCGAACGGAAAACTCAGGGGAACATTACTCACTTGGGGAGCTTGGAAGTATTGCTTATATAACACCGCGTTCCGCATGATTTGAGTAGCGAGATTTTGACCAGCCGCGGAAGGCAAATAGATTGAACCACTCAGCCGATACTTTCCGGGCCACGGGGCTTTGAAGCGCTTGTTCGTCGCGTCCCACATCCCGTAATCGTCATATTCAACCGTATCCCACAAAACTTTGGCTCCGCCGGATAGAAGCGTTTGCTGAGCGCTCGCGTAGACGCTTGCTACGGCTCTCCATGTGGCTGTCCATCCCACACCGGAGGTATCGGGGTTGTTTGTGTTGTTGTCAATCAGGGAGAGCCAATAACCGTTACCAGCCGCGTTCAGAACGCGAGCCCCTTTGGGGTATCCGCCGATTGCCGTTGAGAACCCGGAATTGAACTGGAAGCCCGCGCCGGCGCTCGTCCACAAATCAATATTCGAGAGCATGAACAGAAGCCCGTTCATATCCGATTTGAACGGAGGGATTCCGCCGGATGAAACCGGGGTTGCATTCAGGGGAGGGAACCCATCTGTAAAAGAAGCCCGTCCCGGCGTAATCGGGATCTGAGTGGGAACCGGAATCGGATTGGTTTTGGTTCCGTCTCCGTTGCCAAACGGAAGTTGAATTTGAACCGGCGCGCTAGCTAATAGCATTTCTATCCTTCCTGAATGAACGAAGCTTGTTCAAACGGCCATGCCCACGCCGTTCCCATTTCTTCGAAACCAAAAACGGGGTATTCCGTTGCAATGATGTTAGACAGAACGCCGGCCGGCCGCAAGAAAATCCCGGATTGTTGCAGGATTAGAAGTTGCTGGGAAGTCAACCCGAATTCGAAGCGGTACACCATTGACATGCTTCCTAGATCGTTGACGTAAGCGCGGACATTTGTTCCCCCAATCCAGTTTTGGAGGAGTTGATTAATTGCCGACGCTGAAGCGCGCGAGATGTTGCTTAGAGCCTTGAGCATGATCAGCGAACGGAAAATGTCCGCATCGCTGAGATAGGTTCCAAGAGCAACGATCAACGATTGAGGAATGCCAACGATCCGACTCCAGATGGCGAGCCCGAAGAGATTCGCAGTGGAGACGTTGAAAATCGTATTGTAAAAGTTATCAATGTCGCTTGAAGGATCGATATTAACGTTCATCCCTTGGATGAGCGCTCCAATGGTGGACGAATTCCCGTATTGACTGATGATCGTTTCTTCTACGTTGATCATACGAGAGTCACCGCGATATTCCCGGCGCTGATGGTCGGAGTCTGATCGATCCCAACAATTACTTCATCTCCCGTGGGACTCGCTGAAGTTCCCACAGCGATTTGTAAGAGCACCACGAAAGATCCGACATTTGAAACAACCGCGTAATACTGAGCCGCTAGAACCGCAGAGCCAATGCGAGCGCGAGCGTTGCCGTTCGCTCCATTGAACTGAGCAATAATCGCGTTCTGAATGAGCGTCGCGATATTACTTGGGAGATTCGGAGTGTTCGCGATTTGAACCGCGAAGAAAATCGGAAGAGATCCCGGCCGGAGAAAACTCACTTGATAGCTTGGCTGGGGGAAGTTGTAACCGGCGGTATCGAGAACCGTGTTATCTGAAACTGTTCCATTTCCGGGAACCGGGCTCGCGCCGGCTGGATGCGGAGCGTAATCACATCCAACATCTTTCTTCCCCCAAATCGCGTTTGCAATATCCTGATCATTCCCGCCAACGACAGCCACAAAGAGCGAATGAGCCGCGAGCGGATAATGGGTTGAGTTGCGCGTTCCTCCGGGGAGCGGATCTCCAGACTGAACAACGCCGCTTGGGTTATCCAGAACGAAAACATCAAGAACGTTCGCTACTTCAAAAACGCTCGCGTAAATCGCTCCAACCGTACCTTCCCCATTGATAGCGACGGAATTTTGCCGGCGAAATTCGAAATCAGCGCGGCTCTCTACATCCGTCCCCAAGCTTCCTTGAGAGGGGTTTGTAATTGTGTCCCAGCCGTTGATTGCTTGCCCTACGCGCGTGAGCGTATTCGCAGGGCACGGGATTGGTCCCGATGCAACATTCTGCCATGAGCTAGAGACTGTTGAACCGGAGCCGATTGTTACCGTTCCCAAAAGAACGTATTGATTCCCGCTTGTGTCATAAGCGAAGGTTCCGGCCGGGATCACCGTTGTTGGAATTCCGCCCAACGTGCAAGTTACCGCTGTGGATGTTGCCGGCTTGCGCGTGAGGAAATAAATTCGAGCAAGCGCATCCTGAAAACGTCCCTCCGCGTAAGCCGGATCGAACTGGTTTACCAGATACGCAATCTGCGAATCTTTATCAGCCACAATTGCAGCTTGAGAACTTGCGAGTTGTCCCTGTGGAGTGGAGAGAGCTGGATTGAGTCCACCACCAAAAGCCGCGTTGAAATCCGCTTGAGTACCAGCGAGAATTGCGGCTTCAGTGGGAATGATCAAGCCGCTGTCTGTGAAGGCGATTTGTGGGACCGCTGTGCTCATTAGAAATTCACCGTATGAGTTTGGTTATTTACATCAATGAACTGAATGTTTCCAGTAACGGCGCGATCCTTGAATGAAGTAATGACCGTCTGAACAGTCACAACTCCCGGAACCTTCAGCGCCGTTTGGTTGATCAACTCTATCAAGAGTGCGGCCGGCGGAAGCTTTCCAAGCGTCTTCCCGTTTACGCTGGTGCTCCAGATTCCTTGAGTTGTATCGTAATAAACTTCCCCCAAGAAAGTGCGAACCGCGCTCGCAACGTCTTGAGCAATCGCATATGGGGGATCGGCGCGAGCGATGTTACCGTTCGCGTCAAGAACTAAATCCCATTGCGAATTGTCCAAAAGAAGTGTGCTGAAAGAACTCATTTATTCCGCTTCCAGAACCGAAGTAACACTATCAATCGGAGGAATGGGACCAGTGTAGCCCAACCCCTGAAGGAAGGGGAGAATTTCAGCTTTCCAGTAATCAAGGAAGTTCTTATTCATGAGCGGCGTAAGAGTTCCGCCGTTCCCAAGCTGAATTGAGGGAGCGTTACCGCTCAGCTCAGATGGGGAAACAAGCTTGATCCCGTCAGATGCAAACTGAATGTATTGCGTTGGGGTTCCGCCGTTCAGCATCAGCCCCACATAAAGAGCATCAGAGAAATCGTATTGACGCGCGCTCGCCGGGTTTGCCGCAGCTTGATTGTTCTTCACGGAACTGATATCCCGGCTCGCGAAATTACACAACCCAATGTCTCCGGGGGACGGATCGAGAATGATTGCATTACCGTTCGAAGATCCCAGCCGGAAATAAGGGACGTTCCAAATCGTTGTGTGAAGATAAGGATTGCCGGCGCTGTCGACCTGATTTACGCAAGGCTTCACATTCACAGTTCCCACGGGAGACAATCCGCCGGCATTGGTGCAAGAGATCACTTCAACCAACGTTGCAGTTTGCATCTTCGAAAGAAACTGTTGAACAACGAACGCGATGTTGTTGAACTTCCCCCATGTACTCCACGGTGTAAGCTGTCCAACTGCGATTTGGCTTTGTGTGCTCATTGACTCACCACAGCGAGCCCGGTTTTAGTTCCCCGAATCATCGCGAACCATGCTCCATCCGGCTTCTCACTTTCGAGCTTATATGCAATCGATGTTGCAATCCAAACGCCGGCCGCTTGAGGGATAGTAGTTTTCAGTTCGAACGATCCTCCGAACACTAACGAAGGGTTAAAGAGAGCTGTGAAGTTCACTCCAACCCTATCGAAAGTTGGATATCCATCCAACCCTGTTTCTGCGGAGATCAACGGAATGGGTTTCTTTCGTGGCTGATTTTGCGGAGTGATTGCGAGAATATCTCCGTCAACATAAAGCCAAATTCCCGCCGCTTGCGCGAGCGTCTTTGCCTGCTCAAGATATGTGTTCGGAAGATACTGATTTTGTATGACTCCACTCACTCCGTTATTTTCAAACGTGAGTCCCATATTGCCGGCGAGCTGGGACATTGCAGCCACAACATCAATTGGACCTTTGAAGCTCGTTGGCGCAACCGCTTGGAGCTGATTGAAATATGCGGCTTGAGCTTGGATCATCAGAAAGACATTCGGCATCGTTTGATAGTTGCCCCAAGCGTTGACAATGTTCCCGGAGAATACAAGCGTTTCCTGATTCCCATCGATTGCGAAAACTTGAACGGTGTTCGGAATGAAGGCTTCCGGTTTCCACTGAAGAGTGGTGATTGCGTTCATGTCGCTTTGGGACACTCCGAAAATTTGCGCGCGAAGTGTCCCCATCATCATCCCGCCGGCTTTGTCGATATCGACAACCGCGCGAAACCCCTGAAGGGTGATTTGGTTGTTGTTCGAAGAGCCAAACTTTCCGGTTCCTAAAGTGATCAGGAATCGGAGTTCTTTTTTGTTGGCGAAGGATGTTGGCATTTTATCTATTTGCTCGCGTACAACATGAATTGATCGTTGACAGAGCAGTTAGATCCGCATGTCAAAGTAATACTCGTTATAGCGGCGGTTGAGTTCCACAGTCCCCATGTCCGGTACGCTTGATCGTTTGTGCCGCTGGACACAGATGCCCAATAGTCGCCGATGGTTGTAGTTGCTTTAGCAAATCCATCAGTATACCCATCGATTTCCAACGTCCCTTGAGCCGTGAGTGTCTGTAGAAGAAACGCGTTGCCGATAGCGTTTGTACTCGTTGAAGTTCCGCAATTTGTCGCCGATGTATTAGAACTAACGTTGAACTGATTGCAAGCCCATGCGTAATTGTTCGCAGTATCACCATTCAATTGCACGCTGATGTTGTTTGTGCTTGCTGTGGTTCCCTTCACCTTTAAGTAAAGGTTCTTGTACGTTCCGGGGATGCTGGTAATGGTAAGCACCGTGCCTGCGGTAGAAACGGTGAATGCCCCAGACGCAAACGAACCTGCCATGCTCCCACTAGGCGTAAAGGTCACCGAGCTTCCAATGTTGATCCAGTCCCCTCCACCTGATCCCGCGATGATGTGACCGCTGCTATCTGAAGCAAGAGACGTTTGCGAAACTGGAATTGTCGCACCATTCACCTGATTCGCGTTCACCACACCGGTTCCAGTTGGCCCAAGAACGGTTCCGTTCCCCATGTTAAAGTTTCCAGCGTTTGCGTTCGTCGCAGGTGTCACCGCGGACCATGCGGTTGACGTTGTGGCGGACAACCCAACCTGAGCGGCCATTACCACGGTAGGAGTTCCAATGATCGTCCCTGTCGTCACTGCCTTGATATCGAGGAGATCAAGTGACGCCGTGGTGAAGTTATGCGAGGTATCGGAGCAAGATGTTGCAGATGCGCCGCTGATCGTGCATGTTAGCGCCGTATCGCTGGCATTCTTTCGCCAC